CCGGGGACAGCATGAGCGAACGTGTGTGGCCCGTTGAATGGACCGATGGCGAATGCCGGATGATCGTTCAGCTAGAGGAAGCGCGGCCGGGTGTAATGCCGCCGGAAATCCTGACCGAGGCGAAGCGGCGAATCGCGATCCTGGACCGGCGGGAGGCGCCTGATGTCTGAAACACCTTCCCAACTCGACGCATTCCTAAGCAGCGGCGCCCAGCCCGAGGCCGCTGATACGCCCGCGCCGGAGCCGTCGAAGGCGTCGCCGGAGGCCGCGCCCGAGAAAGCCGCGCCAACCACCAAGGAGCCAGCCAAAGCCGCACCGGAGCCTGACGACGACGAACCCGGCGAGCCGGAGCCGGGACAACCCAATGTCCCGCGCAGCGCCTACGAGAAGGAGCGGCAGCGCAGACAGGACTGGAAATCACGCGCGTCCGCCGCCGAGGCCGAGAAGGCTTTGCTCCTCAAGCAGCTTGAGGAGGCACGCAAACCGCCACCACAGTCCACACCGCCCGCGATGCTCGAGCCGATCGACCCGGCGCGCGATCCCGAGGGTTACACGCGCAGGGTTCGAGGGGTCGTTTTGAATGAGAGACTAAACACATCCGAAATGATGGCGCTCGACAAGCACGGGAAAGAGGTGATCGACGCCGAGACCGAGTATTTCCAGAAACGGACGCAGGCCGACCCTCGGTTGTGGAACGAGTTATACAGCAAGCCACACCCCTACCAGTGGATGATCGACAACAATGCCACGGCGCGGCTGCACGAGGAGATCGGCACCGATCCGGCGGCGTATCGGGCCAGGATCGCGGCTGAAGAGCGCGCGAAGTGGGAAGCCGAGGGCGGAGCGGCGCAGCGCGTTTCCCCGGCGGCGGGCCTTCCTCCGTCTTTAGCCAGTGCGCGCAGTGCCGCACCTAGAGGCACCAATGGATTTTCCGGACCCCCGAGTCTCGCGGATATCCTTACGAGGCCGCAACGTCGTTCTTGAGTGAAGCGAAGAGTTTTAGCCTAGAGGCGCTGATTTTCGCGCGGGTCTCGGCGGAATACACCTTCCCGCGATGAGCATTACCGATCGCGGCCTTATGTTCCTCCGACAGCTTAGGCAGAGATTTCCCCTTTCGAGCGGCACTCATCTTGGCAATGTGTTCGGGCGATTTCGGCTTGCCGAGCATTCGAGCCCTAAAGGCGTCGCTCATCTTGATCCGTTCCTCTGGAGACCACCATCCGCGCTCCCTTCTGGTGGCGACCCTTTTAGCGAGGCTCTCTGGTGTTTGTTTCTTCCCTCTCGAACCCTCGGCGGCTTTGGCGCGAGCCTCTGGGGTCCATACCCGTGCGCGGTTCCGCGCGATGGTTTTCGCTCGCAACTCCGCTGGTTGGTCGCGATACCCGTCCCCGCCCGGTGTTTGGTTAGTGAGCGGGCCGTTCGGATGCCGCCCGATAACGGCGATGAGGGCCATTTCTCTGACTCTGGCTTCCTGGTGGGTTAATCCCTCGGCGATCTTTACTTTCGGGATGCTCTTGAACCCGGCCTTGGTCATCTCGCGAATGATGTTTAGTCGGGCCACATCAGGGCCAAGCCCGTAGCGAGCGTGTTTTTCGTGGTCGGCCCATCGGGATTTTCGTCCCGCGCCAACGTAGAACGGGGTGCCATCCGCCCGGAAAAGGACGTAGACATACGAGTCTGCTAGATTGTTCGAAGCCATTTCGGGCACTCACTCCTGCTCGTGTGGTCAGAGGTTCGGAGCGCCTGCAAGCAATCCGGACCTCGCCTTTTTACCGGTTGCGGGGACGAAAGGAAACCAAAACGTGGCTAATACGCCCAGTTTGTCTGACATCCTGGCCCGGCCGGCGCGACGGTAGTGGCGCTGCAACCCAGTCCGCTGTTGAGAGGCTTCGAGCAGGGCGCTGACGGCACCGATCAGTGGAACCGCATGATGCCCGGCGAGGAGCGCGGGCCGCTCACGCTCGATCCGCAGGGCGTCGCGCTAGGCCAGCAGTTCCAGGCGATCAAGGCCGGGATCGAGGCTCAGCAGGCGCGACCGATCTGGAACCCTGACAACCCTGTCGGGACCGAGACGACGCTGCCTCAACAGTCGATGGGAATGCCTGGGCCGACGACTTACGCCGGGCCGGTCGGGCAGTTCATCGACCCGACGACGGGGCGGATGACGGAGCAGGGCGCGGCGCGGATGGGCAATCCGGCGCTGGGGTTCGATACGGGTGGCATCGGCGCGACGCGCCTGAATTTGGAGCGGGTTTTCTCTCGCGAAGGTGTCGGCACAAAGTATCTGGATAATCATACCTACGCGATCACACACCCGGATGACGGATATATCGGCATGGTGGATACGACGTGGAACCCGGGCAGCAAAGAGCTTTTCGTGAACGGCGTGTCGGCGGATAAGGGCGCCAATAGTCTTGGTCCATCTGCTGTCCGGCAGTTGCGTGATTCGCTGCTTGAACAATACCCGGGCGCCAAAATATTGCTTGGGGACAGGATTTCCGGGGCTGGTGCTGGTCGGGTGGCAACCCAGAAAATAGAACCGTAGTGCCCGACCTCGCGACCCTCACCGCCATCATCTACGCCGCGCGCTATTTCCGCCGCGTGCCTGAGTCGGTAGTCGAGAAACACCGCACTATCGCGGAATCGGTCGTAGATGCTAGACTGATCGTGGCCGCCACTGTCGATGAGGAACCGGACATCCGTCTGACCCTCTCCCGACTACTGGAGGCCGAGCCGCCAGAGCAACCGCCGCCGTCGCCGGGCAACAAAACGGGCGTATTAGCGGAAGTGAAGGCAACCCGTCGCCGGGGTTGAGTCGGGCGCTGGGCACCGCTGGCCCTTAAGCAGCGTGACCTCGTCGCCGGGGGACTGACCGGGCGTTCCCCCACGTCCCGATCAATCCCCATAGCGACAGGAGGCCGTTTCGTGGCCGATATGAACGTAACCCCGGCACGCGCCGGTTTAACCCCCACTATCTGGGACTCCGACTTCTTCAGCGAGTATATCCGCAAGAATCAGTTCGCCAGATACATGGGAACCACAATGGGTTCCATGATCCAGGTGCGCGAAGACCTGACCCGTAAGCAGGGCGATACCGTGGTTTTCCCGACCGTTCGCCGCTTGATCGGCGCTGGCGTGACGGGCAACACGGTGCTTGAGGGTAACGAAGAAATCCTCAATGCCCGCTCGTTGAACCTCGTCGTCTCCGCGTTCCGGCACGCGGTCGCGGTCTCGGACTGGGACGAACAAAAATCCGTCATCGATCTCCGGGACGCGGCGCGCGAGGCGCTGATGAACTGGGAACTCGAGAAGATGCGCTCGGACATCATCACGTCGCTCGAAGCCATCACGGCGGACGGCAACGTGCAAATCTCTTACGCCGCCGCGACAGCCGGCCAGAGAAATACGTGGATGGTCAATAACGCCGACCGCTTCCTGGCTGGCAACAGCAAGGCCAACGCCGTGTCCGGCGTCATGGCGACAGCACTCACGACGATCAACAACACCACGGGCAAGATGACGGCGGCGACCGTAACGCTGGCAAAACGCATCGCGCGGACCGCCTCACCACGCATCCGACCGATCAGCGTTAACGATGACGAGGAATGGTTCGTCATGTTCATGCCGAGCCTGCCGTTCCGCGATTTGATGACCGACCCCGTGATCATCAACGCGATGCAATACGCCTGGGACCGTGGTCGCGATAATCCGCTGTTCACCGCTGGCGATATCTTGTGGAACGGTGTGATCATTCGCGAAGTCCCCGAGATGCCGGTCCTCGCCGACGTGGGCGCGGGCGGCACCGTGGACGTGGCCGCCTCGGTCCTGTGTGGGGCTCAGGCGTTGGGTGTCGCGTGGGCACAAAGGATGAAGTCAACGACCAACACACGTGACTACGGGTCAATTGGCCCCACCGTTCATTGATGAGCGGTTGCAAACCCGGTGAACTCAGGGAACCTCTCATGACCAGATATGAGACAATCCTGAGCCAAGGTTCGCGGTTCCAGTCCGCGTTCAAGGTGCAACGATCATCCCGCAAGGGAGTAGGGGCAAGCGCCCCGAAGCGCCGGGCACCCCAATGGGGTGATGATATGATCTCGTCTGCCGGGCGACCGGTAGCAGCCCTTAATTGGGCGGTCAGTGCCTCGCGAACACTGGCGAAGACATTCTACCCACGCAACAACGATATGCACGGCGTGGGCATACAAGAAATGAGGGGTATTGGGAAGCTTCGGTTCGGAACCGATCCGACTGTAGATACGACGAAGCCGGTAGACGCAGGTTGTGTGACCGTCTACACCGCAGCCGAGCCGGATGCGTAACGAATAAGATGCTGTATCACACACAGCATGGTGTGGTAGTTAACGAGAACCAGTGGCACGGCGAATGCCACTGGCCCTCTAACCACATTGAGCGAGATGAGCGCCCGAACATGGCTAAACCATATATACCCTACGACGGGGTTGTGATTACACGCGCCGACGCTTTGGCTGCCGGCCTGACGCGGTTCTTTACCGGTAAACCCTGTAAACACGGACACCTAAGCGAGCGCACGTCAGCGAATGGCGGGTGTATCGCGTGTAACGCCATTACCGCCGTCGCGCTATATCACGACGAAACGCCAGAACAGCGCGCGGAACGCAATGAGCGAACGAAAGCGTGGAAGGATGCTCACCGGGAGCAGGTCCGCGCTGAGGGGCGAGCCTATTCCCAGGCGCATCGGGAGCAGGCGAACGCCTGGAAGGCGGCGAACCGCGAGAAGATAAACGCGGCTGAACGTGAGTCACGCTTGCGCGATCCCGAGACGCACAAGGCGCGCGTCGCCAAATATCAGACTTCCGACAAGGGGAAGGCCACGCTCCAGGCTTACCGTGTGGCAAACGCCGAAGCCGCCAGGAAACGTGCGAAGGATTGGGTCGCACAGAACCCTGAACGCGCTCTGGAGACCAAGAGGAAATACTACGAGGCGAACAAGGACGAAATCGTCCAGCGAGTTGCTGAGTGGAACGCAGCCAACCCCGACGGTCAACGGACAAGAGGCAGGAACTACCGCGCCAAACTCTACGCGGCTGAAGGCAGCCACACGCGGGAACAAATAGCGGCGCTCCATGATTCTCAAGGTGGCAAGTGCGTTTATTGCCGCGTCTCGTTGAAGAATGGCTATCACGCCGACCACATCAGGCCGTTGAGCAAAGGCGGCTCGAATTGGATCACCAACATCCAGTTGACATGTGGACCTTGCAACAATCGAAAGCGTGCCACCGACCCGATCGAGTTCGCGCAACGCCTGGGCCGCCTCCTCTAACCCGTAAGGAGTAAACCAACATGGCAACGAAACACGACGACGACGACAAGGACGACGCCCGCAAGAAAGCAGCGGCCGAGCCGAAGCCACCAGCGGCGGGAGCGGACCACGAGACCGCGCCAACGCGCGTTGGCGCTACCGCCACGTCAGGCGGCGATATGTTCGGGCGCACGGCGGAGCAGCGCGATCTGATGGCGTCGAACTCCATCGGGGCGCAGATCATCCTCGATTACAACGGAGACGGGTCGCTCGGTGCGCGTGGCGGCGCGGGCGCGACGATCGAGGAAAACACGATGATCCGGGACGCGCACCTGATCGCCGTGGGCCTCGATCCCAACGCGCCGTCAGGTCCGCCAACCGGCGAGCCATGGGTTCCGCCCGAACCGCCGGCGAGCACACGCCACTCGGTCTCGGGGCACGCCACACGCATGTCCAGCCTCGCGGCGGGGATCATCGCCGAGCCTGACGACGTTCCGCCGCCACCGGCGGGCAGCGTAGCCGGGGCCGCCCGGTAAGTCGCGTGACCGTTCCCGTCTCAACGATCGCCCAGCAGGCATTGCGTCTGCTGGGCGTCCGCGTCGTGCCGCTCGATGACAGCCCTACTCTGACCGAAATGATCCCCGTCGCCACCATCGCGACGATGGCCTTGGTCGAACTGGGCGTCATCGCCTCAGACGAGGTGCCCCTTGCCTCTGATCAGGCGTTGGCGCTGGACAAAGTTGCGTCTGTCCATGCCGCGCTCGATGCGCAAGGCGTGGTCTGGTGGGACGGGACCGCCGTGCCTCGCGCGTTCACCGAGGAATTCACCAAGTTGGCGGCGGGGCAGATGGCGACCAGCTTCGGCAAGGCGTCCGACCCGGCGGCGCTCGCGTTGCTGGAGGCGCGCGTTCGCAAGGGCGCGATGGTGTTGAGCGCCGACGATAATGCCGCGCAGGCAGTCATGGACGTTCACAATGATCTGGCGATGCGCGGCATCGCGCGTTGGAGTTCACAAGATATCCCCGACGCGGTGGGGACCGTATATACCACCTTGGCGGCAGACAATCTGGCACCTTTGTTCGGCCTAAAAACAGATCCAAAGGACGCGGTTAAAGCAATGATCGCGATTTATCGGTATATTGCGTTACCCACCTCGGGAGAGAGAATGTGGGCCGAATATTTCTGATAGAGAATTATCGCATGAAAGAACAATCCCCCGCCGCTCGCTACCAAGCGGCATTTAGGGCGCGTAAGCGTGCCACCATGTCGCCTGAAGAATTGGTCGAAGCGAGAGCAAAGGAGGCGGCTCGCGTAAAGGCATGGGCAAAAGCAAATCCCGAACGCGTCAAGGCCAGGGTTCAAAAACCCTCTCCAGAAAAACAGCGTATGGTGGCTGAACGGAAATTGGCGCGTGCTCTTAGGGTCCAGGCCAACAGGCCGGCACAGATGGAACGCGAAAAAGCCTACAAGGCAGATTGGCACGCCAAAAACCGCGATAAAGCGAACCAGGGGCGGACAGAGCGATACAGACAGAACCGTGAAGCTCATCTCGCGAAATGCAAAGAATATGCGCGAAACAACAGGGAGCAGCTTGTCGCGTATAAGCGCGCATGGAGCGAAGCCAACAAGCCAAAACTTCAGGCGCAGGCCAGGGCTCGCGCTCCGGCGTTGGCGGCTAAGACGCGACTACGACGGATCAAAGATATTGAGTTTGCCATTACCGGCAGGCTTAGAAACAGGATGCGAAAAGCACTCTTTGCTCAAGGTGCCAAGCGTGCCAAGGCCGCGCTGGAGTTACTTGGATGCTCCGGGGAATATTTCCGGGCATATATAGAGGCGCACTTTCTTCCGGGTATGAACTGGGAGAACCGGAAAGAATGGCACCTCGACCATAAGCTACCATGTGCCTCCTTCGATCTCACTGACCTCCAGCAACAGTTGGCTTGCTTCCACTACTCAAACATCCGTCCGATTTGGGGTGCTGACAATATGCGAAAGGGCGCCAAGGTCTTGTCTGAGTTTGTTGCGGTGGCAGCCTGAGATGGCTTATCGCATTTCTTATTCAGATTACAGCACCACAACGGAAGGCCCGCCCGATCCGGAGCGGTGGGTAGGCCCACCCGGTCCCCAAGGCCCACCCGGTCCCCAAGGCGAAACCGGACCCCTACCGGAAGGCGCCCCGTTCCTCCCTCTGGCCGGTGGATCAATGCTCGGCGTGCTTGCCCTGGCCACTGATCCCGGCTCGAACCTGGAGGCGGCGACAAAGCAATACGTTGACGCCCACAGCGGCACCGGAGGCGGCGCTGGGTATGTCCCGATTTCTGGCGCCGCGATGACCGGGCCGTTGACGTTATCGGGCAACGCGACGCTGCCGCTGCACGCCGTCCCATTGCAGCAGATCAACACGGCGTCGGCCGGTGGGCCGTTTCTGAAAACCACTGGCGGCATCCTAACGGGCGACCTCCGGCTTCCAACGCTTCATAAACTCGCCGCCGCCGATGGTGATGTCGCCTGGACGCTGATCAACAACGGCCTCAACGCCACGAGAACAGACAAGAACATCTCGTCTTTCGCCAACTACCCGGCGTATTTTCAATACATCAACCAGTGCGCCAATTTCCCCGGACCTTTCAGCGGAAACTATCAGCAATACACCGCACTCTACGCGCAGGGCTTCTCCGGCCCCACGGCGACGGGCAACACGGGCGCGCTGGCGCTGCTGATGTCCAGCTACGGCATGAGTCCATCATCGAGTTACGACATCCCGCTGTCGATCGCGGTGGCCAAGTACGGCCAGACATCGACCTGGGGCATCGTCATCGACAACCAGGACTTCACCGGGCGCGTTCCGCAGTCGTTCGCGCAATGGAACGAGTATAACATCGAGGGCAACGGCTACGACATTCCGCCGCACGATCCGGGCTACGGCAAACCGGCGGCGCGGAACCGCATCAATTCCCTGTTCGCGAATAAGCGCATGACGCAATCGCCGTGGGCGGCATCGACAGCCGTGACAGCCAAGGCCACGACGCAGACCGGCGGCGGCCCGGCCTCGGTGATCGTCGTCACCGTCGCGACCGTTCAATACTGCTGGTATTGCGTGCAGAGCGGCACGACCGGCGGCACGCAGCCGACGTGGGTGGCCCCCGTCGCGTTCGTGGCCACGATCAACGGCGGCGCGGGAACGATGGCGGTCACGTCGGTTACGTCCGGCACGCTGGCGACGGGCATGTATGTCGTCCTTGGTGGCACGATCGCGACGATCCAGATCACCGGCCAGAGCAGCGGCCCAGCGGGCGGCGCCGGTAACTACACCATCGCGGTGACGGGATCGGCCAACATCACGACGGCGACGGGTTGCTACGCCGCGCCGCGCATCACCGATGGGACGGCCATCTGGACGTTTGGGGCGCATTACAATCTGTCGATCTCCACTGGCATTTTCTTCGGTGGCACGGGCGCGGCGATGGATGTCGTCGTCGGTGGAGCGGATCTCCTCGTCACGGGTGCGTTCGTGGACACGACGCAGCTTGCCTTTGGAACCGGCGCATCCGCGATCCGCATCGCGTCCGATCAGTCGATAGACTTCACGGGCGGCGCTACCGTCGCCGCGCGTAACAAACACTGGATGGGTTTCTCGTCGTTCGTTCGGAACGGCGCGCTGGTCTATCAGACGCCATCGGGCACGATGTTCGGCGTCTCCGAGCCATACAATCAATTCCCCGGCGGAACGGTCGATCTGGCCCCGGCGACCGTCATCGCCTACGGCCCTGGCAGCGATCTCTCAGCCACCAACACGGGTTACGACATTCACGGCCTGACGATCGGGCGCAATCGTTCCACGTTCCAGGAGGTCGATTTCGTTACCGGCCAGATTGGTTGCGCGTTCATCAACACCGATGGCTCCGGTGTGTTGCAGCCCGCCTACGCCGCGATGGGACCGGCGGGCGTCACCGCCGCCAAGGGCATCGGCCTGTGGGGCACGCAGGCGTCGGCGGTGGCGGCGAAACCGGCCGTGACGGGATCGAAGGGAGCCAACGCGGCGCTGGCGAGCCTCCTGACGGTATTGGCGGCGTATGGAATCCTTACGGACTCATCGACATGACGCCAACCGACCTGATCGCCGTGACGCTTAACGCCCAGGCGTGGGATACGGTCATGCGCATCCTGGCGGACGCGCCTTATCGGATCAGCGCGCCACTGATTGGTGAAATTCAGCGGCAGTGTATGCCGCGACAGGAACCCGCGCAGGTGCCGTCCGAGGCGGCGGCGGAATGAGCGAGAGCGGACGCGCACCCGGCCTTACCGTTACCCGCGCTTCGTGGGCACTGATACTTATTTCGGGGGTGGAATTTATAGAGTTACATGGCCCCGATGGGCAACGTGCGTTCCTGAATCCGCGAGCGATCAGTAGTTTGCGAGAGCCAGTCGATACGGACTTAAAACATTTCACCGGGCGTGTCCGTTGCGTCGTTGTTACCACGAACGGAAAGTTTATCGCGGTCGTGGAGACCTGTACGGATATTCGTGACCGCCTGGGAGCCCACTGATGACAGCATTCGCCCTCACTCTACCGCTCGATCGCGTCTCGCCCATCCGCGTGCCAACGCGCGACCTCGTGCTGGGCGGCACCGATAGCGTGACGCTCAACGTCTCGATCGTCGATCGCGACAACCCCGACGCGCTGCCTATTGAACTCTCCGGCGGTATCGGCGGCCCCACCGTTTCCATGTTCGTCTGGCCCGACCACCGGGGTGGCTACGGCCCGCACTTCGGCGGGTGGGGGTCCGGCGATGACTACGGCTGGGGCGGTTGGTATGGCGGCGGCGTGGCGGGGCCTGGGACGGTGCTGTGGGCGGCGACAGGCGTCGTCCTCGATACGACCACCGGGCTGTTCCAGATCCGTGTTCCGCCCG